CGGCGCGTTTGCGGCGGTCAAGCGTGCGGCGGAAGGCAAGGGCAAAACAGAATAGATAGAAAGAGAGCCCCGGAGTGATCCGGGGCTTTTTTCTGTGGATTTATTTCACTGAAATTAGCCGGAAATAAATCATGGGATATAATAAAGCTATGGTAAAACTTTCCAGAGGGGTAAGAAAACGAGGTGAAAGCTTTTGGAAAATAATATTGCCCCTCTTGATAACGACACGATAACCCGTTTGGTGTATGCCCATGACGATGAGCTCACAGAGGCCATCCGGCAAATCCGCGTCCTGATGGACAGGGTCAAGGAGCTGGAAGAAATCAAAAAGTAGTCAAAAGGTAGTCACCGGGCGCCTTCAGGCAAAAAAATAACCGCATAGACCACCGCAAAACGGCTGTCTTATGCGATTATTTCTGGCGCGCCCGGAGGGACTCGAACCCGCGACCTCTTGATTCGTAGGCAATTTTCAATGCCTATCCATCTGTGTGCGTCAGCATAAACGGCTATTTCATGCGATTTTTAAAAAATTACTATTTTGGGCCGTGGTAGTCAAAAGGTAGTCAACTGGTTTTTGACGGCTGCTCCTCCAAAAAGTATCTTTCAATTCTCCCGGCGGCCTTCAGTCCATCCCCACGTTCCAAATGGGTGTATATTTCCGCCGTCATCTGTATGGAGGAATGGCCCAAAAGATATTGGGCTGTACGGAGGTCAACGCCCGCATGATATAAAGTAGTCGAATATGTATGACGCAGCATATGCGGATGTACGGGAAAATCCACCCTGCGTTCAACCCTTTCCCATAGACGGCGAAACGCAATTTTTGTCATTGCACCGCCGTCAGTCTTAGCAATTACATATAGCCCCCTCCTGGGAGTTTTACCTAATATTTCACGAAGCGGCGCCGGAACCGGTATGGTTCTGTGCGCTGCTTTTGTTTTCAGCTCTTGAGAGGGGTCCGGCTGATTTCCAATAAAAGCGACCGCTCGATTTACGGTTAAGCTGTCCGGCTCAATGTCTCCCCATTGCAGCCCCAACGCCTCTTCTCTGCGCAAGCCACAGTATAAGCACAGCGCGACAAAAGCCAGGGCCTTGGGATCATCGCAGGCCGCCAGAAGCTTTTTGGTCTGGTCCTTTGTCAGATATTTAGCTTTATCGGGCTTGGTATGGGGCGTGATTTTGATTCCCTCTGTCGGATCCTTTATCATCAGGCCGTTTTGCCTGGCTGTATTAAAAATTTGCTGCATTGTAAGTAAAACCTTATGCTGTAAGCTCTCTGATTTCTCAGACACGCCGGCCATAACCTCCCGGACATGCACCGGACGAACCTCGCGCAGCGGCATATCCCCAATCATCCCCATGATATGGGTGTTATACGCGTTTTTGTACATGGCCTTTGTATTGGGCCTCAAATTAGCCTTGTATTTCTCAAGCCATATTTTGGCCCATTCGCCCACTAAGGTTTTATCATCTACGATTAAGCCCTGCCGGTCCTCTTCAAGCACAGCAAGCGCCGCCTGGTTGAGCTCCGCAATCGTTTTACCGTATACAATCTTTTGTTTCCCGGCCGATAGCGTAACCTTCTTTTGATACCGCCCATCTTTTCTTTTTTTAGGCATAAAAAGCACCTCCAAAGTATGACTTGCAAAGCCTGCCCTGAAGGTGGTATAATCACACTGTGTGGGGTGTGCTTATTCCTTCGGGGTAAGCCGCTTTATTTCGAGCCGTCCTTCCTGGTTCCAGCCGGGAGGGGCGGCTTTTTTATTTAATATCCGTTTGCTTCTGCTCCGTAAACAGCCTGTTCATGGGTAAATCCATCGTATTCTAGCTGTCTGATGAGGCTATCTCGTGAAAAAGACATAATGTCTAAATATGATTTAGCCTTTTTGACTGCTTGTTCATTCCAATTTGCGCCACAGTTATTTGCACCATAGGTAGCCTGTTCGGTGGTATATTTATCATATTCTAGCTGCTTGATTAAACCGTTATAAGAAAACGGCATAACGCTCAAATAATTTTGAGCTGATTTGAGCGCCTGTTCGTTCCAGTTCGCGCCACAATTATCTGCGCCGTAAACTGCTTCATCGTGGGAATAGCCCTCATATTCCAACTGCTGAATTAGCCCTTGATAAGAAAATGCCATTACCCTAAGATAATTCTTCGCCGCCTTAAGCGCATTACTTTGTCCCGCTGTCCCAATACTTGGAGAAGAAACCGGGTTCTGTGGTTCCTGCTTCTGAGATTCCGCTTTTGAGGTAACCGGTTTATTTTCAGTGGGCTTAGTGGCACTAGCTGTATTATTGTCATTGCCCGCCGGCCTTGAATCATTCCCGTTTGTAGGGGTGTCGCCATTTAAGAGTTCAGAGGATTCATTATTATCATCAAGTTCGTCCGATGATTCGCCTTGATTATCTTCCTTCTTTTCTTCATCTGTCACGTAGTCATACAATTGATTGTTCGCACCAACTCTATAATAATAGTGCGAGGGCTCTCCAACTCTGCTGATTGACCATAGCTCAGGTTCTGCATTTCTAAATATAGCTTCTAGTTCTCTATCTCCAACAGAAAAACGTACAGAATAATAATCTCTACCCATTTTTTGGGACATTGCTTCATTCTTTTCCATTTTTATGATCTTAATTTCATTTGTTTCGCCTAAATCACTCAAGACAGGCTCAAGGAGCTCAATATAATAATCTTCGCCTTGGAGGCCAGTAGAACCTGACGCTCCAGAACCAAAACTACTAGAATCCTGTGCCCTACACGCGGTTAATCCGATGAATAAAGAGATAATTAATACAATTGCTACCCATACCCTTTTCATAAAAATTCCCCTTATCTTTCCGCTCTATATGAGCGGTTGATTCCCTAAAAATGCAATTCCGCAGCGTGCGAGAATGCTGGGGTCAAAGGTGATAAGTTACATCTTACAGTCCTCTACAAAAGCCAACTGCCTTGCCTTCTATTTGTATGTCGTTCATTTCTCCCCTGCGGCGGATGATACTTTCAAAGGCCGGATTTTCAGGACGAAGCTCTATATAATCTGCATGCAAGTATACCCGCTTCAATGTGGCCTCGTTGCCAATGCGCACAGCGGCAATTTCCCCGTTTTCCACTTCCGGCTGAATCCTTATGGCTACTAAATCCCCATTAAGCACAGTGGGGGCCATACTGTCCCCTTTGCATATAAGGGCAAAGTTTGCATGCCACACACTGGGTAAACTTACGCTTTCTTCTATATTCTCTTCGGCTAGAATAGGATCTCCACAAGCTATCTGGCCTACCAGCGGAACACTGGACATCTCAGGTAATGGCTGGAAGCCGATGGGAATTATATTAGCGCGACCATCGCGCTCTATCGGCACATTGTACCCCATTAGCCAAGGAATGGCGACCCCCAATGCCTTTGATAATTTTTCTAAATTTCTTTGGGTAGCCTTGTACCCTCCATTTCTATATTGACTGATAGCACCTTCACTGATTCCCGATATTTTAGCTAAATCAGCCGGCTTCATGTTTCTTATACTTAAGGCTTCTTCTAATCTATCTTTGAAAGTTGCCATGAGACTCACTTCCCTTCTAAAAAGCACTATACCATGAATCTTTAGAAATTTCAAGAAAAACTTTAGAAACCTATTGACTTTAGAAAACGAAAGTGTTACAATGTCTTCAGAACAACAAAAGAAAGGAGGAGAGCACATGATTCAATACAATTATAGTAAACTGTCTGGCCGAATGAAAGAATACGGATATACGCAGGAATCGCTTTCAAAAGGCATTGGGGTTAGCGAAACAACCTTAAATCTAAGCTTGAATAATAAGCGAAATTTTAAACAGGATGAAATGCTTAAAATTTGTGAGCTACTTCATATTTCTAACGAAAGGCTTACAGAATATTTTTTTACTCATTAACTTTAGAAATCTTAAGAAATTTTCCCGTACGGGCCCATAGAAGGAATGGGGTGAGAAAATGAAAAAAGACATCAATATCCCTAAAATCGATATGAATGAAGAAAGCCCTCAACTGCCTCCGTTTGTGGAAAAAGTGACAGGGCAAATAGACTGGATACGGTATTATATTGCAACTACTGAATCTGCATTACGGACAAAAATCAATGTTATTTGGATCGTAGTTCTTGTTCTTTGCTTTATAGTAGGATTCCTGTTTGCAAATCTATTGTGCTAACCCAAGCATGAATCCGAATACAGCGCTTGCAGCAGCGAGCAATACAGAACATATAGACTTTATGAACTGCATTTTTAATTCTGCAAGGTATATTACGCCTTCTTTTGAAACTGCGATTTTCCATTCAGTGACTTGTTTCATTTGCACTAATCCCATGTTGAACAAGACACAACAAGTCTTCCATTGTAAACGATTCGCCCATTGGGATAGGAATGGGATACGCCATACCAGCGGTAAAGCATGAAGACAATTATACGAGACAGCAAAAGCGCTTGGTGATGAAATTTCTTGGTGAGTTTTTAAGAGTATTGCACGCAAGACCAAATATTGCATAATAATCGACACTAGGGGTCGCCTCCTTTCCACCTTATTATAACGTGGCCCAGGAGGAAGAACAAGCAGACACGCCCCCACTCGCTATGTGAAGGGCAGAGAAATTTTTAGGAAGGAGAAAGTATGAATATCTGCGACGCGGTTAAGGCGCGAACTATAAACAAGCCGTATATAACACGGCAGTCTTGGAATTATCCAACAAGTGTATGGTGTAATGCTGCGGTTAAAATTTTACCTACAGATACGCCGGATTGCTGCACAATTGAGAGCGTGGCAAGCAATGCCCCCTGCCGAGGGTGGCAGCCCCAGGCAGAGGATTTAATTGCGGACGATTGGATCACGACTACTTAGAACCAATCACGAATTTCCTTGACGAATCTATAGCCCTTTTTTAGCATTGTGTTTTCATCGCATTCTTGTATAGATTGAATCTTCAAGGCAATTTCGCAGGGCTCATTGTTGCTATAGTGTACCGACAACAATCCATCGGAATCAAGCATACGAATAGCGGCATGTACTAAATGTGGCGGTTCTTTCGGAAACAGCGTAACCAGTTTGCTCGCACACGAAAATTGGTTCCCTTGCTCAATAAAATCTCGACACATGGAACAAATAATTTTGTCCGCTATTTTACAAGCTTTCAAAAAACCACCTCCCTTCCCCGCTCCTATTATACAGCCCAGGGAAAAGAGGGACAAGGTTATTCACAATTATCAACCGAGTTTTCAACAAAAGGAAGGAGGCCAGAACATGGAGGAAAGCATATATGAGCTTCGCGAGGCCGTCGGGCTGGAGGAAATCAACCGGCTGCTTGCGACAGGCCGTTGGAAGGTTCGCAGCTTAGATTGGGACGATGAAATCCCGGTAGCTAAATTGGTTCGTAACAAAAGGTGAGGGAGGGAAAGCAATGAAACAACACATCGAAGCTGTCTTTGAATGGGGCTTCCGCATATTGCTGCTGGCGCTTGTTGCCGCCATGATTGCGTTTTATTTCAAAATGATTGTTTGAGAGGAGGAATTTAAGGTGGATTTCAACCTGGAAGAGTACATTCGCGCCATTGTTCGAGAGTATATAGCCGAAGGGCCGGAAATGAAGACACGGTTTACCGCTGAGGATATAGCGCAGCGTTTTGGATGGAGCCCGGCCAACGCCAGACGAGTGATAAACAACGGAAGCTTTGGAGAGGTTATCGCAGCGAGCCCAAAGCATAAGGTCGTAACCCTTCAGGGCGTTCTTGAATTTGAACGAAGCAGAACGGTCAAAGCGTCAACGTATTCTAAAGGAGAAACAGCCAGGCGGACAGTCATTCATAAGAATCCTGGAAGAATCTGAGGGAGGACAAGCAATGAACTTTCTAATCACCTTGTACATATTCTCTGCGGTGTTTGCACTGATGGCCCTTGTGGCCTGGATATGTGAGCGCCGGGAGCGCAGGAGGGCCCGCTGTAAAATTCGGGCAATGAGGAAGGGCGAAAGGAGAAAAGCGGCGTGAACATACCGGAGTG